TTGTACCTGTAGCGCCCGCTCCTCCTGCACCACCACCTCCACCGCCTCGGAACGGTGATCCGCTTTGCCCTGTGCCACCATTACTGCCTTGGCTTGGTGACGTTGAAGGTGTATTTCCAGTTCCACCAGCTTGCCCAGTACCTCCACTACCACCGCCACCACCAGAACCTCCATTAGCACCTGGGCCTTGACTTGGTGCGGAGGCATTTCCTCCACCACCACCGCCGCCGCCAGTAGAAGTAATGGTGCTAAAGATTGAATTGTCGCCGTTTGAGCCTCTAGCGTTTCCGTTTCCAGGGCCACCGGCTCCAACTGTTACAGTGTATTCAGTTCCTGCGGTGACAGAAAGAGCAGTGCCTGTTCTATATCCACCTGCGCCGCCACCAGCGGGAATGAATTGGTTGGCGGTAAATCCACCGCCGCCACCACCACCAGCAACAACCAAATACTCAACCTCTGTAACACCAGTAGGGCAAGTCCAAGTAGATGTAGCGGTAAAGGTTTGGACAATGGTGTAGCCCGTTATAGGCCATAGCCCCTGCCTCTTAGCAATCATCTGCTCCATAAGTGACCAAACACCTGTGGCAGATGTTGTTGTCGGAATGTTTGCTGGGCCTATGACCCCGCCGTTACCTATGGGCATGGCGACTCCTAGCTAATATCTTCGTAAGAACAAACCACTTTTAAATCACTAGCTGTTCCCGCTGTAGCGCCTAACGATGTATTTTCTTCCATGTAGATATACGCGTCTTTGTCAATTACTACTAGCGTTGCATCGGCAGGAACAACCACTGTAGATGCTATCTGTGTAGCTGTACCACCCAACGCAGCAGCAGAGTAATAATTAATCGTTATCTCTGCGTTGCTAGTTCCATCTACGTTGGCAACATAAAGCGAGTTGATCTTCAAGACCTTTCCTGAACTCGCTGCATTGCTCAGAATAGATGTCGCAGACGTAGAAGAGAGGTCAACCGTAACGGTCTTGCCGGTTATGGTGGTTGGTGAAACTAAGTTTGGTGCAGCCATTTTTTACCCCCAAATCATTGCTGTCATGATGCCGCCAGAGGCTCCGCCGCCACCGCCGGGAATGTTTACTGTTACGTCTGCCCCAGATGCCGTAGCCGTAACCCCGGCGCCCGTGAAGTTTATTGATCCAACCGCAGCCGTAATTTGTGTGCCTTCGTCAGAGATTGGTATGGTTGCAGCAGCAGTCGGCGTCGCCCAAGTACCATCACCGCGCCAAAAAGTTGTTGATGATGCCGACGTTCCTGAGTTAAGGTTGGTAACTGGCAGGTTGCCAGTGACGCCAGTAGATAGCGGGAGCCCTGTGGCGTTAGTAAGCGTAACCGCAGAAGGTGTACCAAGGTTTGGCGTTGTAAGTACTGGCGATGTAGCCAACACATTATTGCCCGTACCTGTGTTAATAACGCTAACAATGTTTTTGCTTGCATCTAAAGCTAACGCGGTGCTTGCTGTAAGGCCGGATAACGTCGTCGTCGAAGAGGCGGAAAGCGTCGTAAACGCCCCTGTTGTCGGTGTCGTTGCCCCTACCGTACCGTTAATATTAATTGAAGCCGTGCCAGTAAGGTTGGTTACCGTTCCTGAACTTGGCGTTCCTAACGCACCGCCATTAACAACAAAAGCGCCCGCGGATCCAGTGTTTACACCAAGAGCCGTTACGACTCCTGTTCCTGTGGTTACCGTACTTGGAGCGGCTCCAGCTCCGCCGCCGACCATCAATGCATTTGCGGCCAATACACCAGAGCTTGCCCAGGTTGATGATCCTGAGAAGTAAACTAAACCACCGGAAGTTCCCGCAACACTTAAGGCTAGCGTGCCAGATGTTGTGATTGGCGATCCAGCTACTGAAATCAGCCCTCCGGTAAACGTTTGCGCTACGGACGTTACGGTACCCGATCCGCCGCCGCCGCCAGTTGCGCTTAAAGTTCCCGCGGAATATGTAAGACCAGATCCAACCGTTACATTACTGAATCCACCTGAACCATTGTTTGCTAATAGCTGCGCGTTGGTACCCGTGGTTGCCGCCGCATAATCCGTCCCTGCCGTCGCGGCCGAAAGAACACCAGTGGTTGCTTTCAACAAACCCGTTGTAGTCGCCGCCTTAACTAGCTCACCTGATGCGCCGTCAAAAAGCGTAATCTGGCCGTCCGTCGCAGATACAGGGCCAACAACATCGCCACTACCCCCGCCAGCAAGCGCACGAATCTGGATATTCACACCGCTCGCAGGCGCTGTGTTGAAGACAACATTGGTCGTTGAAACGGTGTAATCAGTCGTTGGCGTTTGAGCCACACCATTCTCAAGCACCAAGACATTGTTTACGTTTATCCAAGAAAGGCTTGTGTTAAACGTCGTCGTCGTTCCATCGCCCGTAAACGTAAATGTTGCATACGGCGTGCTTGCGCTACCGCCGCCACCAGTTGTCCAAGTTAAATTACCAGTGCCGTCCGTTGATAAGAACTGACCTGATGTACCGTAATTACCGGGGAACGTATACGTTTGTGTTGATGTTGATGCCGTATTGCTTGGTTGAAAACGCAGCGTCTTACTTCCAGATCCGGCATCGTTTGACTGCAACTCTAAGTAGCCGCTAGTACCAGAACCTGTGTTTGGGGCTACCTGTACGTAACCTACAAAAGCAGCCTGCCCCGTATCCGTAATAGTCGCGGATGAGTTCTGTATAACCTTGCCAGTTGTGCTATCAAACCTAGCAATAGCATTGTCTGTTGAACTTGCCGGCCCGGTAACGTCACCACCAGCCGCCAGTGTTGCGTACTCTAATCCCGTGGCAGAACTATTGACACGTATATATTGATTTGCCGTTCCAAGTGCCGTTAAGCCCGTACCACCGTTGCTATAACTGAGCGTACCCGTAACCCCTGTTGATAGCGGCAGACCCGTACCATTTGCTAGCCCTATCGACGAAGGTGTTCCTGCGTCACCGTTATAGGTGACAACACTACCGGTCAATCCTGTTGTAATGCCTAATGCTGTTGCAACGCCAGATCCAAGTCCTGATACACCTGTGCTTATTGGGAGGCCTGTTGCATTGGTCAGCGTTGCACTTGAAGGCGTGCCTAGTGCGCCGTTATACGTTACTACTGCACCAGCCGTTCCAATCGTTTGCCCAAGGGCGCTAGCAACGCCTGTTCCAAGACCTGAGAGATTGCTTGCAACATAGCCCGATGTGTTTACAAGATTCCCTGAGCTTGGTGTACCTAAAGCCCCACCAGGGGCAACATAATCTGATCCAGCCGTGGCAGCACTTACCACACCAGAGGTGCCCTTAAGCAAGCCAGTCAGTGCAGATGTTGTTATGACTTTGCCGGTTGTATTGCTAAACACAGTCAACTGCCCGGCGGTTGCCGATGCAGGACCGGTTACATCACCAGTTCCCGTGGCAGTTCCATACTCTAAGGCGGTTCCGCCAGCATTGACCTTAAGAACCTGGCCCGCTGTACCGACCGCCGTAAGCCCCGTTCCACCAGAACTAATAGGCAGCGCCGACCCCGACAACGATAGCGATAGCGTTCCAGCCCCTGTAACCGGAGACCCAGATACGGTTAAAAATGCGGGTGCAGCAAGAGATACCGATGTAACGGTCCCTGAGCCAGCAACAGTGCCCCACTTAACGCCATAAGGTTGCGTTGAATCTGCAATTAATACTTGGGTATCGATACCAACAGGAAGGCGAACATTGTCCGTCCCTGTGTATACGATAAGGTCACCCTTGTTAGTCGATGGCGCAAGCGCATCAAAAGCCGATGTCTTGTCGCTCTGCCCCGTTCCGCCAGAAGTTATTGATAGCGTACCGCCAAGCGTGATCGTTCCCGACCCCGTAATTGGGCCGCCCGTTGCCGTAAGCCCTGTGGCTCCTCCAGACACATCTACTGAAGTAACTGTTCCAGAGCCTACCGACGCATACTCCAAGCCTGTGGCGCCCGTGTTTACACGTATGACCTGCCCCGCCGACCCAATAGAACTTAACCCTGTCCCGCCGTTTGCCGTAGGAAGCGTTCCGGTTACTCCTGTTGTAAGTGGCAATCCTGTCGCATTAGTAAGAACAGCAGTAGAAGGAGTGCCTAAGTTAGGAGTTACCAGTGTCGGGCTTGTTGCAAAAACAAGCGACCCCGTGCCGGTCTCATCAGATATAACGCCACGTAACTGATCTGATGTTGTCGATGCAAAGACAGATAAATTATCTTGCGTGTAAGCAACCGTACCACCAGCGCCAAATGCAGCCGTTGATCCATCTGTACCACTAAACGTCAGCGTATTGCTAGCGGTTAGTGTTTTACCATCTGCAATCGTAAGTGTGGAACCAGCTGCGGGTGGCGTTACCGTTACTTTGTTGTACTTACCGGCCGTGATATCACCGGTCGTATCATCGATGGTCGCCGCCGAGTTCTGTATTAATTTACCGCTTGTGCCATCAAATCTTGCAATTGCGTTATCGGTTGCAGACGCAGGGCCGTTCATCCCAGCAAAAGCGTAATCCGATCCATTCCAGTAAACAACAGAAGCAGCACCAGCCGCAATCGTAACGCCCGTCGTTGCCGAGGCTTTGATGACAACACTTCCATTTGAAGCATTGTTAACTAAATATATTTTGCTAGTACCAGGGCCGATAACACTTCTTGTTGTGCCAGGCGTTCCCGTGACATTTAAGATGGCATATCGTGACTGATTGCTAGCCGAACCATCGCCATTTGTAAGCGTGATGTTTCCTGATGTGACATCAAGGGTTACTGAACCAGCAATAGCTAAATCAACAGGAGACGTCAGAGCGTCATTGATTGTGGTACCCCACGTACCATCTTCCGTCCCGTTTACGGGCTGGGCTAGCTTAAGTAGGGTTGTGTAATTAACGGTCATGTCGTTACCACCTGCGTCCAAGTTGTCGTAACACCGGGTGTGATACCGCCCCAGCTAGCTACCTGCGTCGTGGTAATTTGCGTCCACATATCAAGCAATCCTTAAAACCGCATTGGTTGCATCTGCCGCTGGAAATGTAATTACCAGATTTTGCCCAGACTTCGTTATGTTCACACCGAAGTTTAATACGGCAACCGATCGATTTCCATTGGTCGAGTTATATATCAGAGCACCATTTGTCGTCAAAGTCACGTTGGTGAATGTGGCGGTATCAAACGTCCAGTAAGCAGTAGTTCCTTGAAAGGTTGGCGTGATGTTTGTGAGTGCAATCCCGCCAGCCGAGTAATTGGTTCCACTGGATTCACCCGCTGCTGTGTAAGCAGTCGTCGAGGCACCAAGATCGGCGTTGGCTGTGTAGAGGGCAATCTTAAAGACATCGCCAGTACTCGCAGTGAAGTTATGCAAGCCCTGAGCCAGCTCTACTTTGAAGCTTGTTGTCAGGGTTTGAATGATTGCCATTACACCACCTTATCCCGAACCTGCCCAGAGCGGTATGCATCCTGGCGGTCAAGGCCGTCACCAAGACGCTTAGCAAGAGCAAGTGCTTCTTTGTATCTACCTGTTATGTTTTGAATCATATCTGGCTCACCCTTGAGGAAAGTGTAAGCCTCTACCAGGCAGCCATACAAAAGCACTGAATCAAAGTTATCACTAAGCCACGTCGTATTGGCATCTGTATCTGTCGCCGCAATCGATGTTGGATAGTAGAAGTAATGCAGCTCTACACTGTATGCAGCATCAGGCGTTGGGCCAAGTAAAAATACCCACTCTTTCTCGTCGGTCGAATCAGGTCCAAAGATTGCATAGCAATATGGCTCACCCGTATTGCCAGAACCCGTGGGCGCCGGAAATGCCTCACGAATAAAGTTCACATCTTTGTTAAGCAGGTACTTGTAAGCGCCGCCTGCATCAATAACCGCTAGTGAATAAGGTGCAAGAAAATCCGTGGGCGCCTGAAGATACCGATTATTAATCGTGCAGGTTCCAACTACGTTTTTGCGTAGCGACGGAAACTGAATGGAATTAAAGATTCGTTGCTCTGCCTGCTTGGCAAACGTCTGAAGCGTTCCCGTCTCAAACGTCGTTTCGCAATAATCTTGTATCGCAGTCTTAAGCTCGCCCCAGTTCATGTTGGCTCCTTAAGCCATTGGACCCCGGCACATCGTACCTTTGGTCGCAGCCCCGGCACCACGCATCTTAATGCCAGAAGTCTTCACTTGGCTATTGGGGTTCATGGCTACACCATGGGTCGGTTGCCAATCCTTCACCATGTTATAGGGCATCTCCTTACCAGGGTTTGGTGATGCAACAACTTTTGCGCCCGCCATGGTATGCGGTTCAGCGTATACCGATGCAGGACCGACTTCTTTGCCGCCCTGCTTCATTGAATACTTGGCCATAACTTACCCCTGATTACGTGCGCGTGCAAGATTGCGTCCCATCTTCTTCATCATTTCTGATGTAGGACCGCCCTTACGCATCTTGGTCAATGGCTTGCCAGGGTGCATTGCTTTTTCATGCTTATGCACAGCAGCAGCGGCTGTCTTTTTGTCTTGCTTGATATCATCTTTCATCACTTGCTCCTAGGAGGCTGATACACTGTTTAACAGGGCCTGCCCCACCAAGTGATTGGGGGTCATGCCATAATCAAAAGATCTTGCGCCACCAACTGGGTTGAAGCCCCATTCTATAACCCGGCTTCCTTCAAGCGGAACACCCGTATATAAAGGGTCTGTCCCTATCGTATAGTTGGTCTGCATCCCGTTATAGCCTGACTGGTAATACGAGTTGGAATCGGGACGTGGATTCCTTACGGCCTGCGGATCGTTAACCGGATACATGCCGAGTTGCAACTGCGGCTGATCAGGTTCCCAACATTCTGGGCATACCAAGATATTAACATTCTTGGTTTTAATTGTAAGCACCTTGAGCTGCTTTAGTTTATAGCGAAAATTACACCTATCGCACTGAGCGATAGCAAACTTTCCACTGGCAAACTGATTAGGCATTTAGAAGTTCACGCCTAAGAATGACTGCCTTGGTACAAACCTGATCGGCGCTTTCTCACGATCTTCGCCTGCTGCCAGATCCCATGACTCATCATACTGAGCCTTAAGCATGGCCATCCTCTCCAATCCGCCCTCAACTTTCATGGACAGCTTGTATGCAAGCCCTGATATAAGCGCCTCTTGGAATCGATAGGGAATATCCTCAACGTTCACACCATTCCCTGCGTCCTGCATCCTACGCATCCGCCAGTAAACCAGTGTGTAATAAGGCGTAGAGATAGAACCCTGATCCGGCGCCGGCCATACTGTGACGTTAGGAAACTTGGTATTGCTTACCGTTGCGCCTGAAGAATGAGCCGCAGCCGTTGTGTTGTTCTGCCCGCGGACAACATTATCTAGCGTTGCATAAGCTGAAGTGCCCGTTGCCACATTCTCGGCTTGGGTTGAAGTACCGTAGTAATAAACCGTCTCCGATCCAATGTTTGCATATCCTGCATATGGTATCCCCGCGAGGCTAGACATCGGTATTGTCGTAGCAGAGGATGTGATATTAGCAGCCAACGTGCCTGTGAAAACATAGGTCTGTCCACCCTGTCGGTCTATGTAAATTTGAATAGGCCGGCCCGTGGCTAGCTTATTTGGTATGGTGGAGTATGTGCTTACCGAAATCCGGCTGATATTAATATCCGTCTGGTTCTGGCCCTCTCCTGTGCGGATGATGGTTTCCACCAGGTCAACCGTATTAATCGGCAAAGGGTAGGTAATTTGATTGGCATAGAGCTGTATTGCACCCTGCTCCATGGTCCATAAATTTACCCCGCGGTTAGACCATTCCGTGAGCAGAAGATTAAGCGACCTACGGGCGGTTCTCAGATCGTAGCCCGAACGTAATTCACGGCCACACCTTTCGTATGCCTCTTCGACAAGCTCATTTAAGTTAGGGTCGAACGATGTTGTGCCGGATGTGTAGGCCATCACTTGCTCCTTGCAGCACGCATATTATCCACCAAATTTGGGTAAGGTCTACCAGCAGCTTTAGCCATAGCCTTTGCCTTGGCTTTTTTTGCAGCATCCATGGGCTTTGATTTACCAAGCTTTTTTGGTCTTGGTTTATCCCATACCTCTCCACCTTTCGCGTATTGAGTAAAGTCCGTGTCATCCCTTCGGGGCTTGACCTTGGCCTTCGGCATTTTGCTGGGATTGATTATTCCCATCCCCCGACTGCTTCGCATTTGCGGCTCCTAATAGTGCGGCTAACCCAAAGTTGCCAGTATCTTGCAAAGGACGCAAGTAGCTGGTTC